GTTACTTCTTGGAGGACTCGCAACCGTAATCCTAGGACCAAGGAACGCTTTAGGAGCGGCAATTACAGCTGCAAGTTTTGCATGGGAGCCAGTAAGAGGTATATTTAGAAAAATAGCTGGACTTGGTGATACGGTAGCCGCTAGCGGTAAAGCTATGACTGGAATGTCGCGCGCGCAGCAGATGGCGGCTATTCCCGATGCAGATCTCGCAAGACAAGGTTACACTCGTCAAAGAGATGGACTTATAGTAGATAAAAAAACCAAAACTCCAATATCAAATCAACAATTGTCCCAGTTAGGTAAAAATGCTGGTAAGGGTGGTTTACTAAGATTTGCAGGTGGATTTTTAACAGGGCCGGCTGGAGCTGCTATTATAGGAATTTCTACTCTTGGATATATAGCCACTACAGCCTTTATGACTACAGACCTGTATAAGAGCCTAAAGAAGAGATCAGACCTTATTGATGAAAATCTAAATGAAGGAGTCGAAGGCCAAGGCTCAATGTCAACTGAAGAAACCGCTATAAGTATGCAATCACTAGACGGTAAGACCGATGCAGAGCGTGTGGAATTTTATAGAAGAAAGTACGAAGAAAAAACTGTAGGTAGAGATTTGAATGCATTTGGTGGACGAACAGGAGACACTAAAACAGAGGCAATAATAAATGCACCACAAACAAACAGTTCTTCAAGTTCATCCGTGGTGCAAAATAATTCAGTTATGAATTCAGGTACTATTGATCCAAGTGATCAGATAAATCCACACACTCATTAATCTTCATTAGCGAGTTTAGCAAAGTATGACATTGTATCGTCATCGTCTTGCTTATTCATTTCTTCCGCTGTAACAGGTGCTTGTGCTGGTTCAGGCATTGGAGCTGGATCGTTAACAGCGTTCATTTGAACTACAGTTGGAGCTCCCATATCGACTTCTTCGCCAAGAACTCTCATCAACTTTGCTTTGAGCTCGTCGTATGATTTGTAGTTCTTTGGATCTGTAAACTCACTGAGGTTATGTAGTTGGTTATAGACTGTTTCCAACTTGGATTCGTCTGACTCATAGAGAGCAGATGCTGATGAAAACTCTGACTTATCATAATTACGGTATCCTTCAACGTTACGGATTTTCAATTTAAAGTCTGCACCATCCCAAAAATCGAATGGATTTACAGGTGTTTCATCTGCAAATGATGGTTGCATGACATCCATAATCTTATCAAAGATCTTCTTACCAAACTGATAAAGGAATACCTTACCTTCGTTCTGTGGGTTTGATGGATCTTGTAAGACAAGAATGTTTGTTACATAGTGGAGTCTACGTTTTTGAGTTCGAGCCTTGTCTTTGTCTGACTCGATACCTGAGTTCCAGAGTCGCGAGTTGAGTTCACCAACTGGATCAGGTTGACCAATAGAAGTAAGGCTGTTTTCGATATACCATAGACCGGTTGGTCCTTTGAATCCATGATCCCAGTACCTGACCCATGGTAATTCTGCTCCTTCGCTGGCTGGAAGGAATCGAATGACGGCATATCCGTTACCTGCCTTGTCTACTGTTGGTTTCCAGATTCGTTCGTCTGGCTGGTACTTGGATTCTCCACTACCACCGACTGCTTCTGCTGCTTGAACGAGTTTGGAAATTTGGTCGCGATTACGCTTTAAGTTTTCGAATGACATTTATGTATCCTTTGTATGAGCTGAAATATAGTTGTATTATAACACATTATAGCTGTAATGTACATCTATTTATATTCTTCTTATTCAAAAAGAGAACTATCAATAGAATTTGTTTTAGGTAAGAAGTTAAGTGACATTGCTTCGGCTTCAAGTTTGTCTTTGATGACAGGCGATATGAATTTCTTTACGTCTTCTGGTTCTATATTGTTGTCACTGCACACCAATAAGATAGCTTCCATATAGCCAATTGTTTTTTCAGCCACGGTTGCCTCAATCAATTTTGAGAACCGTGACTTGTTTAAGAATTTATCCTCTACGCTCATTTATCTAATGTCCTTAATAAGATTGTATCTTTATTGAGTCTACCATTTGGCACGCTGCCTTTTGTAGTAAGCGTAGACCATTCTTTGTTGATTTGATTTGGCGTCTTGTTTAAGACAATAGGTAAGAAGTCATCTGGCTTCCGTAACTTGATAGTGCGGCTACTCACTTTATCAAAGTTCTTTATGGAAGTACCAGAGACTTCAAACCCGTTGGTGGCTGATGTAACATACTCAGTCAACATACGCGACTTGGTATTAAAGGCATAGAGCCTAAGTTTACCTACGATTTGAATTGGTGGTATACTAACCAACTTGAAATCGTTGTCTTCTGGTTTGTATTGTACACTAGCCACTTGTTTGTCGGCTGCTTTAGGTCCTTTCACCTTGGTCTTACGAATTGCCTTAGCAGCGGACTTAAGCCTGTCCAGATCGGAGAGCATTGCCTGACAGGCTTTGATACGATAGTTGAGTTCAGATTTTTTCAAGTGTGAGTAACCTTCAACGGCATCTGGACACCGCTTGTGGTACGCGTCTTCATAGTCTAATAACCATCCTTCAACTATCTCACGGACAGCTGCAGTTGCAGACGCAGGTAGTCCATGTTTCTTAAAGAGAGCATACAAATCGATATAAGATTTTTCACCCTCTATCCAACCATCTTCATAATCAAGTAGATCTTGCATGATAGTATTGGATATTTTTCTTTGTAATCTTTCCATAGGAGATAAAGATACAACATTAGCTGAATCTTTTGCTATGGCTTGTTTTTCAAAATAAAGTTTTTTACCAATCTCAATCAGCTCATCCATATAATTATGAAGAGCATTCTTCCAATATAAGACTCTATCATTCATCTCATTTGTATGTGTGAGATAAGCAGCTGACGCACAATGATGAGTCGCATTCCAAAATTTGTATTCAGGACATGCGTTGATGTATTTCACATTGTCTTTGGACTGGTTTGCTTTTACATAAGTCTTGATAGCAGATATCAAGTCTTTACGTTCAACTTCAAAATGAAAGTAATTAAGCACAGCATCTATACCTTTATCAAAAGGTGCTGCACCTATACCGCTTCTTGAACGTGATATAACTTTTTTCTTTTTACGCTTTGTCATTGGCATAATTACTCTCCTAAAAAATGTAGCCTGATCTATTATAAACTATTTTCCAGCATTTGTAAACATTTTTTTGAAATCTTTTCACGATGTGAAAAGATTAGTTTCTTCGCATAGTAGCAATTTCTTTAGCCGCATTGCTGTCTTTACGAATTGGTACCATATTTGATGTGTGCAAAACACCAATACCCGCAAGCTCGTCACCTGTATACCGCTTTTGAGGTTTTGCATAGCCATTGCCAACTTTATCAGATGTTGGAGCCACACGCACAGTTGTATAATCAGGCCTAGGAGCACGATATGAAGAACTTTTTTCGTAGCCTACACGTTGAAGCAATTTAGCCATCTTGCGTTCTTCTTCGATAACTGCAGCAGTTTTCTTACGAGCTTTCCGTTTCTTTGTACGGGTTGTAGTCATACCCCTCACTAAATGCATAGTCATGTTTGTAGCCTTTCATAGTCATGCTGTTAATACGTTCTTGCAGATATCGCCTGACGATCTTTTCTTCGGTGGTGTAAGGTTCTTGAAGATGGTATTTACGTAGCATTTTCATTCTATGTAGTTCACCTTCAAATACTCGAACAGAAGTCATTCGATCGCCAGACATATTACCTATCATAATTATATCATACTTTCTCAGTCTTGTAAACGTTTAATTTTAGCATCAGGGTTTGGAGCTGGCGTATGAACAGGTAAGTCATTGATTGCGTCAACAATGATACTCATCTCTTTAAGTTCATCGTCATTCATTTTATCGACACGACTATTCAGTTCAGCCCATGCGCTTTTTGCCTGTAATTTTGACATCAGCATCTTATCACGAGCAACGCGATTCTTTAAGATCTTTGATGCTTCGTTATCAGTATATTCAAGAAGAACATATGCACGATACTGTGTACCATTTGGTACGATCGCAGATTCTTTTACACGATAACCAGCAACATCAGCGTCAGCAATGATATTGATTGTTGCTTGTTCAAACTCATGTGCAAGTTCGTTAGTAAAGTCATCAGCACCAAGTTTTGCTTTGAATGTCTTCATCTGAGAACGAAGCTTTGAGTCGATACGATCTGCAAGAGTTGTTTTGGCAGAAAGTGTAGCGATATCGACAGCAAGTTGCATGTCAGGAGTAATTGCAGTACCAACCGCAAACACAGCGTTTTCTTCACTTGGAATTGCTGTGAACCATGCAGGCATCATGTCAATCTGCTTTTCAACTTGAGCAGTTTTATATTCATACTCTTGTTGAGTCATAGCAGAATCAGGTGGTACTTCTTTAGCGCATGCACCAAGCAATGCGATGACAGGAAGTGCAAGATATTTATTGTCCATTATTTAACTCACTTAATTTTTCTGTAGTGGTAGTAACAATGCCTTTGATTTTTAAAAACAGACCACGAACCTGTTCTTTATTGCGCGCAAACTGATCTTTACTTTCTTGCACGTTTTGCTCAAAGTCGCGCTTTATATTGGCGAACTCATCAATTACTACATTTGCTTGTGCGGTACCAGATAAGGCAACCACAAACGCTGCTGCTAAAATGATATTTCTCATAACGAATTTAACCTTTCAATCATCATATCACGAATTCCAGAATCTATAAACCACGATAGCGCCTCTGGAAAAAACACTACAGTGCATACACCTAAAATAAATCCAAATGATATTTTAATCATCTTACTATTCCTGAACTTATCAAAGCATTTAATACATGGGCGGCTTGATCGCCTTCAGGCGTATAATTATCACAATCCCAACCAAATAAAAGCTTTGACATACACGTTCTCACTTTCACATATTCTGTTTTTGTTACAACTTCTCTTGGAGCAGTTTTGCAGTGATAGGTTTGTCGACCGTTTGTGTTACCATATTTGTCAACATCAATGATACGTTCGTATCGACATTCCTGACCAAGTTCTGCATTAGTTCCAGTCGTTATCATGGCTAACAGTATCGCGCATACGATCACCATAATATTTTTCCGCATACTGTGGCGCATCAGTCCACGCATTAATATTGACATCATCATAACCTTTCGACGCAGGATAACCGTACGGTAAATAAGACTCTGTCTCAGTCCTACGTACACGCTGATT